AGTTCGATCTTGTAGCACAAGATTTGTCAGACAAGAAATCGAAGCCAAAATCAAATACGAATCGTATACAAAATGTAGACTTTAAGTTCAGCCCAGAGGATATCGACATCGGCATGGTGCCGATCTCAGACGAAATACGTGAAGGAATCGAGAGTGGAAGCGGAGTTACTGATAGGTCTGGTTTTCTTTTGCCTGCTAGCCGGGCTTTGCTTTCGGCCGGGCTTAACCAGAACGAGGTTTTGTCTGTACTTACTGACACTCGTACTTACCTGGGTCAGTGTGCTTTCGATCACGCCCAAACTAAAGATCGAGCGCGTGCGGCCCAGTGGCTTCACAAGTACACGCTCGCGAAAGTCGTAAACGAGAAGGACGCTTCCCTCGTCTTTAGAGATCTCCCTGAGTTCGAAGGCGCTACTCTCTCAGCAGAAGAACAGATAGAAGAGACAAAGCTTTTACTTGGTGACGATTGGCGAAAAGATCTCGACCGCGGGCCTAAGGGTCGTACGCTTATGACGCTAAAGAATCTCGACATCATTTTAACAAACGAAGTTGAGGGTGTACCTTTCGTTAGAGACCTCTTTGCGAACAGAATCATATACGGCGCCGACACCCCGTGGGAAGGAAAGAAAAATGAACCCATTCAAGACATCGACCTTGTACTGCTCAAGCGATGGCTCGCCGACACCGAGTTTAGAATCGAGCCGAACACTCAAGCCGTACTTGAAGCCACGAATTTGGTGGCTCACCGGGCCGCTGTTCACCCGGTACGTGAGTACCTCGATGCTCTTAAGTGGGACGGTGTTCCTCGTCTCAACACTTGGATTCGCGACTACTGTCAAGGCCAAGCCCCGGAACCGTATCTCTCGCAGGTCTCTAGAAAGTTCATCCTCGCTCTCGTTAAGCGCGTCTTCGAACCCGGCTGTCAGTGGGATTACGTACTGGTCCTCGAGGGACTCCAAGGGCAATACAAATCTTCTATCGCTCGCGCACTGGTCGGAGACAAATGGTTCATGGACAACCTGCCAGATCTTAGAGACAAAGACGCTATGCTTAACCTTCAAGGGAAGTGGCTCATTGAACTCCCCGAACTCTCAAGCATTAAGCGCGCCGACTACTCGCTCGTTAAAGCGTACATCGCAAGAAGGCAAGACACTGTACGTCCCCACTACGGACGGCTCATGGCGGACGTACCTCGGCAAAGCGTTTTCATCGGGACCGTTAACGAGTCCCAGTACTTGTCTGATCCCACAGGAAATCGGCGCTACTGGCCTGTGAAGGTTGGTCTCTGTGATGTGGCAGGACTCAAAGCCGTAAAGGACCAACTCTTCGCTGAGGCCATGGTTCTATATAGAACCGCAAACGAAGTCTTGATGCTCGATCGCGATGCGACTTTGATCGCTGAAGAGGCTCAGGCTGAACGAGTCGTTGACGACGAGATAAGCCAAATGAAGGAAGCGCTAGTCGAATTTATAATCGAAGACGGATCGGACTTTGAGATCGACTGGTTCAGATTTAAAGCAAAAGAACTCTTCGCGGCCGGTGGTCCTTGGTACAAGTGGGACGGAAAGAACTACGCCTTCCAAAATGGCGCGGCATCCTTAGCGAGCCTTCGCTTTGAAAAACGGTTTCTCCATGGTCGACGTTACTGGCGCGTCGGCGGTGACTCAGGACTTATAGAAGCAGCAAGAATTAAAGGTACTCGACATCCCGCCGCGCATTTAACGGGGGTGACAGAGGGGGTGTCGAGTACTGAAGAATACGACTTTTCTTGAGGGTGCCGAGGTGCCGAGGGGTGCCGAGCGGAAATAGGGGAGTCGGCACCCCGGCCCACCATAGGGGAAAACGCCTATTAGGTGCAGAGGGGTGCCGACCTTTTCTATATAAGCTCTATAGATCTATTTATAGGGTAAAAGAGGGTCGAATAGAGGTTAAAACAGGTAAAACAGAGGAAAAAGGGTAAGGGCTATAGTGGAACAGGGGGGGTCACCCCCCCACCTCGGCACCCAAGGCTTAAAAGCGATTTAAACAGAGATGAGGGAAAATGCAGGTTTTAGCGATAGATCCGGGTTTAAAGGGCGGGTTCGTAATTTTCGACGGCAAAAAGTTCAAGTGGTGGGCGATGCCGGTCGTCGACGACGGAAAAGACAAGCTCGTCGAGTTCGACCGGGTTCATGAGATCTTGTCGGTTGAGGTGAACGCCGGTACGCACGTCTTTCTAGAACGGGCCGTGAGTTTCGGTATGGGTACCAAGGGCGCGTTCAACTACGGCCGCGGCTTCGCTTCGGTTGAAATTGCGATCGAGCTTGTAGGGCTACCGGTTACGTACGTTGAGCCGGGCAAGTGGACCAAAGAGATGTGCGCAGGCATATCAAACGACATGAAGCCAAAGGCTAAGGCGCTCGTTGCGGTAAAGCGCTTATATCCAAAATTGGTGGAGTCGTTACCGCGTGACAAAAAAGGGAAGATTCTAGACGGCGCGGTTGACGCTCTCCTCATTGCGGCCTACGGGCTCAGGCATCTCAAACCTGTGCCAGATGAGGATTTCGACTTCAGTTAGAACGTACGTACCTACGTGTATTATAATACATCTTATATCATAAGAGTACGTACGTACTCTTTAGTTGACAAAGGTACGTACCTTTGATAATCTGTATTTAGAGGGGCTAGATGAAAGACATACTTGATGAACAGATTGAAGCGCTGACAAATAAACTCGAGGCTCTTCGCGCAGAGTTTGATCGGTTAGACGCTAACCACCCAGCTCAGTCGGTGCAGGTCGCGCAAGATATTAAGGTCTGCGCTAAGAAACTTGAAAGACTGATCGCTTTTAGAAAGTTGATGTACGAATGAGCAAGTTCACGATCGAAAAGAAGATGTACGCGCAAGTGCGATATTTTGAAACGCTCTACAAGATCAAAGATGCGGACGGTGAGGTGATCTTTACGGGCTCAGAAGAAATGGCAAAGAAGCTCTTAAAGATATTAGGGACTCAAAAACCAAAACGAAAGGCTCGCAAATGAAATATGTTTATGCAATCTTACTTCTCGCTCTCTCCGGCTGTGCGACTCTTACCAACCCGACGGTTCTTCAAGGTGTCGCGGCTCTACCGTCTCTCGCATCGAATAACGATGAGTGCATTCAAATCGGCGATAACAATACTTGTGATAAAGGGCCTCACGTTGAAAAGCAACAGTGCCCGAATGGTGTAGACGAAAAAGGAAATTGTGTCTTTCTGATTTGTCAGTACGATTCTCAAACGGGCGAGCGGCACTGCTCGCAATCGATTGATGAGCGCGGTAACCCAGGCCCGGAGTATGTAAAGTGAGTACGGGTAAACGCTTTCTACTCAACAAACAAGGACGTGACGAAATTTGGTACCCTGGCGATTTTTATTGCATCTATGACTCAAAGTACTGTACTGAAATCTTTACCGCGAATGAAGAACTCGCTCAACTTATCGTGAAGGTGTTAAATGAAAACGAAGAAGAAAGCCAAAAAAAGCGCATCCTCGAAAAAATCAGAGACGCTTAAGTTCGAGAGGATTAACGTCAAGCTCTCATGGGACGACATGCTCAACGCGAAAGCGAAAGCTGAGCGTCACATGAAGGGCAACCTCTCGGCTTTAATCCGGGATGCTCTCCGTAGGTATGTACCGAATAAAAAGTAGTTGACAATCTATGACCAGGCGCTCCAGCCTGGTCAATATGAAAATATCCGATCTTACCGGCAACCCCAAAAATCCGCGCACGATCACAGACTCGAAGCTTAAGCAGCTAAAGAAAGCGCTGTTCAAGTTCGGAGATCTCTCGGGCGTCATCTTCAATCGCAAGACCAAGCATCTCGTCGGCGGTCACCAACGAAAACAAATCTTCGACGGCGATGGCGTCATCACGATCTCTCGCAAATACCCCAAGCCAACGAAAACGGGCACGGTCGCTGAAGGGTTCATCGAACTCGAAGGCGAGAAGTTCTCGTACCGCGAAGTCTACTGGGAAGAACACCTAGAGAAAGCGGCGAACATCGCTGCGAACAAAGGCGCGGGCGAATGGGATATGCCTCAGCTCTCGGAATGGCTTCGTGAAATTTCCGACTTCGGTTTTGATCTTAATCTTACTCTGTTTGACGAAACCGAAAGAGCAGACTTGCTTATCCCTACCCGGAACCCAAACTTCGAAGAAGGCTCCGAAGAAGATCAAGGCGCTTTAGATCAAAAGAAACCCATCGATTGCCCGAATTGTGGGCACTCGTTCATATTGATTAGGTGATTTATTTGGCCGTGTAGCTCAGTGATAGAGTACCGTTCGCGTCGCGACGATTAGGCGAAGTCCCAAGCCACCGTGGAGTCATGACCACCAGGGTGTAAGGCTTCTCCCGGAAAGAACGGAGGTCGTAGGTTTGATCCCTACCACGGTCCTAAAATTTGAGGAAAGAAATGGCGGAGCTTAAAATAGCATGGGCGACACACGAGGCAGCAGAGTACGCGTGCAAGAATTGGCATTACAGCAAATGCTTGCCGAGTGGAAAGCTAGTCAAGATCGGAGTCTGGGAAGATGGGATCTATATTGGAGTCGTCATCTTCTCGCGCGGCGCTTCGCCTCACTTATTGTCGAAATACGATTTGACTCAGTACGAAGGCTGCGAACTTACGAGAGTAGCTTTAACTTCGCACAAGACGCCGGTCTCTCGGATTATGGCGATTGCGTTAAAGTTTTTACGGAAACAATCGCCTGGGTTAAGAATCGCGGTATCGTTTGCTGATCCCGAGCAGGGGCATCACGGAGGAATCTATCAGGCGACGAACTGGATCTATACCGGGACGAGTGGTGTTACCGTCGAGTATTTCGTTCGGGGTAAGTGGCGTCACGTCCGTGGCGCGTATGCCTTGGTTAAAGGTGCGCTCGATCGCTGGCCGACGCGTGAACGCGAAGGGAAGCACCGATATGTCTTCCCGCTTGACGAAACCATAAGAGAGAAGTTACAAAGTATGAGTAAGCCGTATCCTAAACGTAAAGAAGATAAAGACGCGCTAAAAGCAGAAGCATCGATGCGCCCTCGTTCCACGAGGGAGAAAGGCGGTTCGAGTCCGACCTTAGCGCTCCAAAAATCCCCGGCTGCCCATCTTAAAAGGGATCTAAAAGGGAAAGTCAAAAATGGGTAAAGATAAAAAACCCATCGTAAAGAAGGCCGACTATCTCGTTGGTCGTGGTAAGCCCCCCATCTCGGGACGAATTAAACCGGGAGAAGTTCGTAATCCTTTAGGCGCTGGCGCGCACGATCCGATTAAACGCGAACTTAAACGCCTTACTACCGGAGAGTTTGCTGATATTATCCATTTAGCGCTTACGACGGATCTCGAAGGACTTCAGGCCGTAGCAAAAGATCCTAAGTCGTCGGCGCTTAAAGTGGGCGTCGCTACTTCTTTAGCTAAAGCGATTCAAAAAGGCGATTGGGCTACACTCGAATCGATCTCCGCTCGTATCGTCGGACGCGTACCCGCGAAGTTTGAGTTTACGGGTAAAGACGGCGGACCGATCGAAAATAAGTTCGTCGCGATGACGCCCGAAGAACGCGCGAAAGAAATAGAGCTGCTCGATAAGCAGCGCGAAGAATTGGGGGAAGATTGAAGTGCGATAAGTGTGGGAGCAAAGGTTTCTTAGAAACCTGGACAATGAGAGATAATCGCGCTTGCCCGATGATCTCGCCTTGTCCCCTTAAATGCAACGTTGGCGGATACTCGCGTAAAGTGCAGCAATTGCTGAATCGGCCTAAAGAGCCTACAATGGAACTTCCGGCAACTCCGCCGCCGAGCACGAGGAAGCCATGTCAGATTATCCCGTTCCCGACAAAGCGTACTTAAAAGCAAAGTTAGACGCTCGCGCGATCGAGCTTCGTATCGAGGACAAGATTCATCGCGCGCAGAACGGGCTTTTAAACTTTACTCTCTATACGAAACCTAATTACGAAATCAATTGGCATCATCGCGCGCTTGCGCGGAAGCTTAATGACTTTGCGAACGGAAAGATCAAACGCCTTATGGTCTTCATGCCACCACGTAACGGGAAGAGCGAACTCGTCTCGCGGCGCTTGCCTGCTTACCTCTTAGGTAAAAACCCCGACTGCTCGATTATTAGCACGAGCTATGGTGCCGATCTCGCGTCGCGGA